GTCGGGCTGAGGCCGTTCAGGATGCTGCCGCCCTCCTTCACTACCGGCATGATCTCTTGCGCGATGGCGATCGTGCCCAGACCGCCAGCGGCGACCGCTGCGTTAGCCTCTTTGGACTGGGTAATAGACTTAGAGGGCTTGGGCTTGTCAGGCTCTATGCGGCTCTCAGAGTGGTCGACAGGAGCCTCGACCTCAATCCCTCGCCACAAACGGGCCTCAGCGCGACGGCGCCGGACAAGGCCTGCAAGCTCTCGGCCTCCAGCCTTCGTCCATTTCATCAGCTCAGTTGGAACCGCGTCGAATTCCTCTGCGTTCACCTTTTTGAGAAGGGTCGATTTCCCCAAGGCGCCGACGCCGGCGTTGTAAGCGAAGTCGACGAGGGCGTCGAACTGCCCCTGCGTCAGGTCGACGTTCACAAGCTTGATAACACCGTTCTCATACTTCACGAGATCCCGCCGCAGGATGTCTTCAGCCTCCTGCTGGGTGATCGTCATGCCTGGCGTCACTTCAGGAGATCCCGCCGCGCTGGTATGGCCATAGCCGATCGTCCAAACGGCCGCCGGGCATTTGTAGGCCGTCAGGCGGCAGCCCTCAAATTCCTTAATCAGGGCGATCCCTGCGTTTGACATACGCATGTGTCACTTCCCCTGCTTGATGGCCTGAATTTCACGCTCGAGAAGAGCTATTTTCTTTTCGAGATCAGCCCGCGCCAAAGCGGCCTCGCCGCGAATGGTGGCACGCGCCTGAGCGGCGTCTGCGGCCATTTCAAGACGGCTCTTCTCGATCGCCGCCATAGACTTCTCGCGGTCGAGCGTCATGTTTGCTCTAGCCAACGCCGCATCACGCTCTAACTTGTCTATCTTGTCATTTAGCTGCTCACGGATCAGGGCCATGTCGATCGTAGTGCCCTGCGGAGGGATCGCTTTGTTCTCAGAATTTACGACTACGGCAATCTTTGACTTGAGCTGGATGATCTCAGAGTTAGCCGTCGATAGGCTGTTCATGAGATAGACGACACAAGAGAAAAGGATAGGAACACCGGCAAAGACAACTTTCTCCACAAGGGCTCCCTTGCTGGCGCTTGCTGCCATGTCTTCGGCTATTTTCGCCTGTTTTTCTTCTGCTGTGGCCATCACTTATTCGCCTTCTGTTCAAGCCTGTCGAAGATTTTGCCAAGGATATCCTTGATCTCGTCTATGTCGCGCCGGTAGTCGTCTTTGGTGACATAAACAAGCGGCATCTTTCTGACGTCGCTGTCGAGCTTCTCAAGCGTTTTTGTGATGCTGTTAAGCGTCCAGCCGCCGAAGAAGGCGGCCAGACCAACGATGATATTGAAGATGATCTGGGGATCCGTCATGCCGCTTCGCCATTTTCCTCCTCAAGTTCCCCCATCACAAACTTGAGGTTGAGAGCCAACCTTTGGTCGTCTGGAGACTTCTCGCACGCAAGTCTCGCCTGTTCGATTGCTATGTCTTTCATGCCGAGGTGCCAGGCTGAAATGCTGGCAAGGTCATGGGCCCAATGTCCCCAGACCGCAGGGTCGCAGGTATAGACTAACTGCTTATCTTTGATTTTAAGGGCTCGCATGGAAAAAGCAAAGGTCTCTTCCCATCGCCGCTGCCTATAGGTCAGCATAGCCAGCTCGCACCAAGGCTCGCGCGTATTCGGCGCCTCAGCCGCTGCCGCATGGAAGGCCTTCTCAGCCTCCCACCAATCGCCGATCTCCTCATAGCATTTGCCCATGACGCGGTAAGCGTAGCAACGCTCGTTCATCCACGTCGCCTTCGGAAGCGCCAGATACCTCTTGCACTCCTCAATCGCGATGCCCCAGCGCCCGTGGAAGGAAAGCTCTCGAGCGTAGTAGAAAGCATTTCTTGGGCAGTGCGGGTCTTCCTCGACGGAGATCCTCAGCAGATCAAGATATTGGCCTCTGGATTTGGTCGGGTCAGGATGATGACTGACGAGCAGCATATCCGTGTCAGCCCAAACTTCTGTGATACGTCCATCCGGGACGGGGTATTCGTGGCATGGGTGGTGCCAACGATAGCCGTGCCGCGCGTGGATTTTCTCGTATTTGAATTTGATGCCGCATCCCCAGTCGAAGTAATACCGGAGGCGGGTCGTTTCTCCGAGTTTCCAGACACGCTCGATCTCCTCCCTCCAGCCTGGCTCTAAAAGTTCATCCAGATCCAGACTAATGCAAATATCCATAGTCCGGGGAATAAGAGACAGAGCAGCATTACGAGCGAGATCAAACCGCCAAGGGCTGATGCAAATGTCGTGGACGATCGCTCCATGTTTGCGCGCCTCCTCGGCTGTCTGGTCCGTCGAGCCTGTGTCGGCTATCAGGATCATGTCGGCTTCTTTGGCCGACTTGCAGAACCTCTCTACGAATTGTTCTTCATTCTTGCTGATTGCGTAAACGCAGATCTTCGGCTTCAGTTCCCCATCCATTCGCGCACCTATTGTTTTACGGCACCTTGTAAGAAGTTGGCCAAGAAGGCATGTCCCATGTCTCGTCAGACGCAGGCCGGTCGCAAGTCGGCACCTCTTCCGCGAGCCAGTATTTCATAGACCGCCAACGCCCCGGCTGCGGAGTGCTTTTGTCGATCACGTATTGCGTGACCTCAGTAGCAGTCTTACCAGACGCAAGCGCCTCAGCAAAGAACTTGCGCTTGCTGCACTTCATACAGACCCCGCACGGAACCTCTATGTTTCGGTCGCAGGAGCGGGTGAGATCCACAAGGATCGCAGGCATCTCAGACATAGCAACGGCATGGCTGTAAGTGGGATTAAGAAGCATAAAGTCGATCTCGCCCCGCGTGGCCTTTTGTACGAATACGGACTTGGCGGCTGCCGCACCGCCCATGCGGTCAGATACCGTGCCACAGTTGGCGTAGCCGTCGTTCTCGCGCTCTGCCGAGCTGACGATCTTGTCAGCCTCGCCAGCATTTATCTTCGGAACGGCCCAGTTGACCAGCATCGTCTGTGGGCTGTTAGGCAGACCCTTGTCCATAAGGTCGGGAAGGACGTTGACCGTCACGCTCGCGAAATCACGGACGTTCTGGCGCAGCCAATCGGTGATAAGGCTGACACGAGCCGAACGAGAAGACCCCTTAATGCCCGATATGCCACGAACGTCGTACTGCTGTTTGATCTCAGCCGTGATGCCGTTGAAGTTCAGCGTGACAGCGGTCACGTCATCTTGCGTCGATGTCAGCGTTTTCCAGAGAGCGTATGTGCTGTCTACGCCGCCAGATGCCGCAATGATCGTTTTCATTTTTGATCTCAGTTCTGGTTAGAGCAGAAAGACAGCGGGATCGACAGGCCACTCGATGAGGCGATCATTTTCATTGTACTGAACGCCTTGAAGCGCCTGAGCGTAATCCTGCCAATCCTGAAGACTGATCGACGCATAAACAACCTCACCAGCATTATATCTGGCGATGATTTCATTCGCAGCATCTATGCGGCTTTGGCGCTCACGCTCAAATGCGGCAACTCGCTCTTGGGCGAGCTTCTCATTGTAGGCCGCAAGCTCCTGCTCAGTGAGCTTGGATACCGCGACCCAATTCCTTGTCCACTTCCCATCGACTATCACGGGCTTCGTTTCGGAAGGCTCTTGCGTGTCTACGTCAAATGCAGGACGAGAGCCTTCTTGAACCCTGATGTAGTCGTAAGGAAGCAGTACGTCGAAGTTGGGCGCGCTGCCAAAGAAGTTGATGCGCTGTCGAATGTCCCACTCAGTGAGCGGATATTCTGTGATTTGGTTGTCCTTGATGCGGGCGAACATGATTACCTCCCCGACAGATAGGGGAATGTGCGGGCGTTACCGGGCCAGATGATGCGAATTGCGCCTTGTTTTCCACCAGAAGTACCGTTTGAGTAACCACCGCCGCCATAAGTACCTCCTCCAGAGCCACTTGCACTAGACGGGGTTCCACCAGGCTCACGGGGGACAGTTCCGCTAGAACCACCCGTGCCAGATCGCGATGGGAAGTTGTTTGCAGAGCTGGAACCTGCGACACCATTAACACCAAGGCCGAATAGTCCTACACCCCCACCCCCATACTGGCCGGCGGCACCACCACCACCACCACCCGTGCTGGACTGGGCAATTCCTCCGTCAATGCTTCCATTGCCACCAGCAGCCGTATATCCCCCGGCTCCACCGCTTCCGCCGGGGGCGGTCCCAAAATAACTACCACCAGCACCACCATTGCCGCCACCAATAGAGCCAGCAATTGTGCTTCCAGTCCCTCCGGCACCGCCAACTGTTAGTTGACCTTGAACTCCACCCCCAGCCCAAACAGAAGCGTTTCCTGTTGTGGTGCCATTGAACCAAGTACTATCTCCAGACCCAACTGTTGTTTCGCCTCCGGCTCCAACAGACAAGTTAATTGTTGAGCCAGGGGTGACAGTTAAATTGTTGTAATAACGCAACCCACCACCGCCACCGGCGCACTGATTTGCGGGCTGCCCATTTCCACCACCACCAACGCAAACGACAGAAACAGAAGTAACTCCAGCCGGAACGGTCCATGTTCCAGAGCCGGTCGCAGTTATGATCTGCTCGTTTGTATTTTGCGATGTGCTGCTTGGGTAGTAGCCGGAACCAATTACGATGCGGACGCAGCCGGGACCGCCGTTGCCTTGGTCATAATACCCCAAAAAGTTTACGTTATTCCCCAGCCCGCCGCCGCCGCCGCCGAAAGACCCTCCCTTACCATTTTGGCCTGTAAGAGATAGGCTTGCTTGACCGCTATTACCCGCAGCCCCGCCGGAGCCTCCACCGCCACCATTTCCATAGGTAGTTGTATTTGTGCCTGCGGCCCCGTTGGCCCCAGACCCAAACGGATTAACGCCACCTCCCGCGCCGCCGCAGTTATCAGAACCA